ATTTATTTGAGAGACACAATATCAAAGGGAACCATTTGGAGATCGCAATCAAAAAGACTAAAAACACAAAGCCTTTGCATATTCCACTAACTAATATTAGCAAAGAGATCCTGGAAAAGTATAAAAACCAGGAGAAACCCTTGCCAGTGATAAGCAACCAGAAAATGAATGAATATCTAAAAGAGATCGGCGAGCTTGCGAAAATGAATCAAGAAGTTGAAATAGTTCGATTCCACGGGACAGAGCGGGTTTCTCAAACGTTTAAAAAGTATCAGCTTCTAAGTATGCACGTTGGAAGAAAGACATTTTGCACCCTCAGCTTAGAACATGAAATGCCAACAGAAGTTGTAATGTCTATTTCGGGTCATAAAGATTGGAAAAGTTTTGAGCGGTATGTAAATATATCCGAACAGCGCAAACAAAGCGCAATGGAGGCAGCCTGGAATGATAAAATTGTAATGCCAAAAAAAACAAAGAAAAATGCACCAAGAAGAAAGAAATCTAATTAAGGAACTATTTAGAATTGCCAGCGGTCCTGAAACACCCGAAGCAATGACTGAATTTAAGCGGGTGGGTGATAAATTCGAAGAAAAGTTTTGCAAGGATATCAATCACCAGGAAGTTTTTGATATGATATTCAATTGCAAATCAATTAAGTAGTAAAATATTGTGTTAAAGAATTTTTTGTTTAAGAGTATTTATATATAGTTGCAAAGCTGGTCAATCAAATTAAACATGTTCACACAAACTTTTTTACCATAAGTCATTCCCAGGTGCAATTTTAATTTCTCCACGGAAATTTGATTGATCAGCCGCCTGGGATGACTTTTTATTTTAATAAATAAACTTTAAATCATGAACACGAAAACTTACACCCAGGAGATCCAGGAAAACAGGATCCAATTCGGCCATGCCAACGAGGAAAAAAGGCTACTTTCAGGCAAAGGCATTCATTACCTGAGTTGGTACGTCATAAACCACCAGGAATTTGAAGAAGTGGACATTGCGACCACTGCTCAGGTTTATGGAATGGCAACGGAAGGGAAGAAAAATGGCGACCTCGCATGTTTCTATGTTACTTATAATTGGTCCCTTTGGCGCCGGAATACCCTCATAGAAGTTGGGGAATTGCTTACCGCCTTACAAGAGGAATATCGTGTAAACGAAAGTTTAAAAGAGGCCTTAAACGCAGCATGACTAACCAGGGTGACCGTCAACACCCTTTTTTTTAAATTATATTATGATAGGTTTTTTTCCATTTAAAATCAAATACGAAAAAGAAATTTTTACATCCGAAGATTTGGAAAAAATATTTGGAACAATAAAAGCCATAATAATTGAAGAATCACCACGGGAGATAAAAATAATCGTTAATGACAATAGTTTAATTTACAAAGTTGGATTTATTAAGAACATTTTCTTTTGTGTTGAAAAGGGAATTTTTAAAGTTAATTATGACGAGCCTTCGGTCAAACTAATATACAACATTTATACATTAAGATTCTTCCTTGTAACATCACTTTTATTTTCTCTAATTCAAATTGGCTTCAACAGACCATATATGTCGTGGTATTTCGGTCTGTTTGTTGTTGAATTAATGTTATGGCTTGGAACCGTAATTAGTCACAAGTTCTTTTTTGATAGAATAGTAAAAAGATTGGAAGAAATAAAATAAATTTGAAATGCCAGGAACAATCAAGAATAGAAAGAAGGTAACAAAAAATTATGTTGCGAGATCAATGGCCTTATTACAAGTCAGGGAAATAGAAAAACATAAAAAAAGCGTGGACGAAAAGGCGGCAAGCTATAAAGCGTATGTTGATCCAAATTTTTCCTTTGCAATTACATTAGCTGATTTTGAACAAGAAGCGAAAATTTATGAGATTAACCATTCACCCAATGAATATCTTGCATTCTTATTAATATGCAAGAAGAAATATTCCAATTCTTCATTTTTTTGTACAGTTTGGGGGAAACATGAATTCGCAGACCATGGCCATATCTGTAAATTCATATCTGATGAATTAACCATTCTGGTACCCAAAGCCGAAAGTGCAGAAAAGGCTTTAAAATCAATGTTTCAAAATTCAGACACTACCTTCCCTATAGTCATAGATGCCCTCATAGAATTCGGCGTGTTGGATGTAATAACAAAAAAATGTTTGATAAAAGGAAAACCACGAAAGGGTAATTTACTTTTTAAAATCATTGCTGCAATAGAGGTATTACACAATCAAATCCTAATTAAAAAGTATACTGACAAAGAACTATTAAATGCATTCAACTCCTTCCTTCAAACGAATTGGCCTGAAGTTGGAAGAAGGGCCAATAATTTCTATAAGGATTCTTTAGGGGTCCAGACTTTTCTAAAATCAAAGCTTCATATATAGCGGCGCTATAATTCGGCTATCTTTCTCCTATAATCCTTCTATACAACTTTGATAAGTTTCACCTTTGTTCAAAGAAAGTGAAACAATATGAAGCAAATTCAAAACACAGAACGCATTTTTATTTCCAGACGGGAGCTTAGTGAGCGCCTGGGTATCAGTTTGAGTACTTCTCAGCGTCTTGACAAGGCTGGAATAATCCATCCGGTCAAGATGGGTGGCACCGTTCGTTATCATTGGGAATCTACACTTGAATCATTGCAGAAAAAGAATTCGTATTGAAAAGAATTATCCATACTAAAGAATTCGCAAAAATGGTTTTTGATCGGTTCGATCAATTGGAACAAAGGATATGCAACAATGAGGTGGCCCCCCTACCCCCGAAGCTAATGACGCAAAAAGAATTAGCTGAATATCTTGGCGTGACAGTGCAGACGATTATTAACAGTAAGGTCCCAACGATTCGGATCAATAGTGTGGTTAGATATGACCTAAAGAAAGTTTTAGAAAAATTAGAACGAAGATAAAAAGCGAATGCCCGGCGCTCTACTTCCGGGCATTCAAAAAGATAATCCAATATTCAATGAGCGACAAAATTAATAAAAAAGATTCGTATTATTTTCCCCATGATTACAATGCCCGGACCGATAGAAAAATGGTTAAGCTGAAGCTAAAGCACAATGTAGCTGGAATTGGTGTCTATTGGTGTGTAGTAGAAATGCTATATGAAGACGGCGGCAAAATTCCCCTTTCTGAAATTTCCACAATTGCCCAGGACATTATTGCAGATGAAATTTTAGTAACCAGCGTGGTAAATGATTTTGATTTATTTAAGAATGACGGCATTTGTTTTTGGTCTGAAAGTGTAAACAGACGATTGGCCTACCGATTGGAAAAGTCGGAAAAAGCACGGATATCCGCTGAAATAAGATGGAATAATGCAAATGCAATGCGAACGCATTCCGATGGCAATGCTATAAAGGAAAATAAAGAAGAAGAAAGTAAAGAAAGAGAGGCGCCCGCACTGCCAATTAATTTTAAAAAAATGACCGAAAAACAGTTTTATGAATCAATTGCACAATTCAAAGAACAATTTCCAAAAGAAATACTGAGGGGCTTCTATGAATACTGGATTGAGCCATCGGCGACAGGAATAATGCGTTTCCAGCTTGAAAAAACATGGGGTATTCATAGACGCTTAAAGACCTGGCAGAGCAGGGAGAAGGAATTTGATTCAAAAGGGAAAAATAATTTTTCAAATAGCACACAGACCCAAACGGCAGCACCATTAAAACAAGCTATGTAATGGAATTTATAAAAGACCAACATTATTCAATAGAAATTGAGTTTGCAGTCATTGGGATTTGCTTACTGGAAAAAAATGCTTTCGGCAGGACTATAGGGATCATCAAAGCTGAAATGTTATATGATGATGGAAACCGGACCGTTTACCAAACCATGGAAAAAATGTATGCGGCAAGTTTGCCAATTGAACTTTTAACGGTAAACGACTACATACAAAATAAATTAAAAATTACCCAGATCAATTCAGATAACGTACCCTTTTACCTCACCCGAATGACCAATGCAGTCGTTAGCTCAGCCAATATTGAATATCACTGCGCAATAATCAAAAGGATGTGGATGGAACGCCAGGTAATAAAACTTACTAATGGATGGCTAAAACTTGAAGGAGATGTTACAAACCAAATTATTCAGCTACAAACTGCAATCCGTGATATAAACTCCGGCGATTATGTGAAAGATTGGTTTGATTCTTCTGAATTAATGATTGGACTATTTAAGCATCAGGAAAATGCTGAAAAAAACCCCGATTCTGTACTGAAGACCGGAATTCCTGAATTGGATCGCAGGTCATTGGGCTTCTATCCCGGTAATCTCATTATCATGGGTGCGAGGCCAGGATCCGGGAAGTCTGCTCTAATGGCCCAAATAGCCCTTTATATGGCAAAGGAGAAAAAGCGGGTTGGTATCATTTCATTGGAGATGAATAACAATGAAATTGCGGCAAGACTTTCTTCCCTGGATACCGGCATACCATTCGGCAATATTTTCACAAGCTTATTTGCCGATGAAAATGAAAAGCAAAAGTTTTATGACCAAGTTACTGGCTTTACATCGGAACTACCGATTTATATCAGTGATGCTACCACCGTAAACATGATTGATATTCGAGCCAAAGCTGACAAACTGAAAGCAAAACATGGCCTGGATATACTTTTTATAGATTATCTGCAATTGATCAGTGCAGATCAGCCAAGAAATAAAATTCGTGAACAGGTTATTGCTGAAATAAGCAGATCCTGCAAACTAATGGCAAAAGAATTGAATATTCCTATTGTGCTCCTATGCCAGCTCAATAGAGAATCCACAAAAAGGACGGGTGAACACCGATATCCGCAATTGAGTGATTTGCGGGAATCTGGAGCCATCGAACAGGATGCAGATGTGGTATTATTTATCCACAGGGATTGGTTAACTGGAATTACCCAGGATGCCCAGGGCAACAGTACCGAAAATAAGGCTGATTTAATTGTGAGAAAATGGCGCAATGGGGAATCAAACATTATTGTGCATATGGATTTTGACGGACCTACGATGAGTTTTAATTCCAAGCAATCAAAGACTATTAAAGCATGGAATCAACCTCAAAGTAATGCAGATGATAAGGATGAAATGCCCTTCTAAAATCTGTAAAAAACAGGCCAAAATGGGGGCTAAACAGATGCCCGGCCAGGGATGAAGGAATAATAAAATAAACGATAAAAAAGATGATCGCAAATACAAAAATAAAAGGATCACGGCAAAAGGTTCTATTCCTATTCGGATTAAATATATTATGATAATCAGTTAGTTATAAAGTAGGTAGCAAAAAAAGAAGCAATTAAATCAATATTCACTAATAAAATTCAATTAAAATGAACCAGGTAAAAAACCTATTCGATCAACAGAAACAGGCAAAGGATATTGCCGACAAAAGGGAATTGGCTGAAAAAGAAAGGGCCGATGCAAAGCGATCCATCCAACGTGAATTGGAAAAGAAGAAAGGTGGCAAGGTGAAGGAAATTTCAGAGGCTTATGATAAGGTGTTGGACCTGCGAAAAGGTGAAAGCTTCCATGATGATATGGTTAAAGATTTCAAAGCACACCCCGAAGAGTATTCCAAGTTCTCTATTTCGGTTGAGAAGGGTAAATCCGACAAGAAAAAGATAATGAATTCTTTCAGGGATTTTAAGAGCCCGGACCATGAAAAATCCCTTGCAATTGTCAGGGACCAGTACAATTATGATGAGGACCGATTGGAAAAGGATTGTATTAACAAGTGGATTGATGCAACGCAAGCTGTCCAAGTTGAATTCCAGGATGCCAGCTATGAAAACCGGATATTGAACGGTTATATGCCGGCTACTACCAATGATGTTGCTGTCTTGAACAAATTCAGAAGCTTTATAAAAAACAAGTGGAAGGCCTCAGGCTATAATTCAACGCCTGGCCATAGTGATAGCCAGGTAATAGCCAATTTCTGGGCTGAAAATAAACAACCACCCCTGAATAGAGCAATTACTGATACATCAATTCCACGTACCCATGATAAGACCGGATTATCGTCGGCAGCGGCAGATAAAATGAAAAAATTGCGTGAAAAGATTAAGGAATAACAAAGCATTGCCGGTTAGTGATTTTCTCGGCAATCGAGTACCCTGAACCGTATCAACGGGCGCTCGGTTCTTTTAGGATATTAAAGTTTGTTTTCTGATATGTATTAATTGGATAGTCCGGGTATTTCAATACCTGGGCTTTATTTAAAGTTCACACAAAATAAAGTTTATATGAAATTTCAGAAGGGCATTTCAGGAAACCCAAACGGGAGGCCACCGGGTGCCAAAAGCATGAGGCCTTTGATTGTACAGGAATTTGTCGAAACCATTGCCGAAGAAGGCATGGGTAAGTTTAGAGAAGAACTGAATAAGCTTACCGGCGAGGCATATTTGAGAACTTACCTCAATTTCCTTGAATTCACTCTTGGTAAGAAGGCCCGCAATGAAGTATCTGGAATTAACGGAGGGGCAATCGAAGTTACCCAGGCATTTAAAATTGATGGCACTGAATTTATATTCTAATGGCAGCAGAAATTCTATTTGAACCATTCCCAAAGCAGCTACAATTCATTAAGGCTGCATTGACGGGGCAATACAAGTACATTCTATATGGCGGCGCTATTAGGGGCGGGAAGACTTATGCGGGCATTGGTGCCCTTTTACTACTGTGTAAGATGTATCCAGGATCAAAGTGGGCTATTGTAAGAAATAGCCTGGCAACAATCAAAAGAAATACGATACCAAGTTTTTTTAAGATGTGCCCACAGCGGTTTATTAAATCTTACAATCAGGATACCCAAACCGTTGTTTTCACGAACGGAAGCCAAATATTGTTCTTTGCTGAAAATTATGATGATGACAAGGAGCTGAACAGGTGGAAGGGTTTGGAACTAAATGGTTTTCTTTTGGAGGAAGCAAATGAATTACAGGAAGCATCTTTTTATAAGGCTTTGGAAAGAGCAGGGACATTCATACCAGCTTATGGGAAGAAACCGAAACCGCTTTTGCTTTTGACTTGCAATCCGGCCAAAAATTGGATTAAGACTTTGTTTTATGATCGGTGGAAAGAGGATGCCCTTCCGGATGGATGGCTTTATATTCCTTCCAAGATCACAGATAATCCATTTATGACGCAGGATGAAGACTATATGGAATCCTTAAAAAATCTTCCAAAATATGAGTACTGCCTATATGTGGAAGGGGATTGGGATCTTCAGGTAAAATCAGGAGGCGAATTCTATAAAAGCTGGGATTTGCAAAAACACGTTGGTGAATGTATTTATGATCCAAGTCTTCCCATTCATTTATCCTTTGATGACAATGTGGTGCCCTTTTTGCCGGCCGGGGTCTTCCAGCTTAGGGGGAAACAGATATTTATGATAAATGAACTGATTGGTCGCAATCCTGGTAATACGGTTAAATCGGTCTGTAATGACTTTATAAGGCAATATCCGGATCACAAAAGCGGATTGTTTATTTATGGTGACAGTACAAGCCAAAAGCGAAGTACACTTTTGGAAGATGGACATAATTTTTTCACAATGATCATGGGATATTTGGAAAATTACAAACCCAGGTCCAGGGTGCTAAAAAGCAATCCCTCGGTGGCCATGCGTGGTTCTTTCTTTAATGCTGTGCTCGAGAAAGAGGTTTTCGGATTGAAATTTCTTATTTCTGAAACATGCAAGCATACAATCAGTGATTTTACATTGACAAAGGAGGCTGCAGACGGCACTAAAAATAAGGAGATGGTCACGGACCCTAAAACGAAAGCGAGATATCAAGCCACTTCGCATATGACCGATTTATCTGACTATCTCTTAGTGAGCGCCTTTGCTTCTGATTTCGCAGCATACCAAACGGGCGGGAGAAAATCTCAACCAATATTATATGGGAAACCTGGGGCATTGGATCCAGACCGAATCAGAGTTGGCCAGTATGGTGTAAAAAGAACCTCAAAAAATGACTACCAGTGAAAAAAGATAAAACGCCTCAGCTGGAATTACAATTTCATGTTCCACGTGAAGTGCATGAACTATCATATCGATTAGAAAAACTTTTGGCTGAAATCCATAGGAAGAAAGCGGAAATGCGAGCAGCAGCCAAAGATTACCGGCAGTTTGCAAAATCATCCCAAGCTGAATCAATGAAAATACGTGGCGAACATTTCCAAATTTTACAAAGATTATTAGGGATTGCCGGGCTCAAAAAAGACAGCATGGATATTGCCATGGACGGTGTTGTAAACATCATTCAAAACTAAAATTTTAAAAATGCCAACAATTATTACGAGTGTAAGCGACTTGGTTCGAAAATTCAATCTTCATAATACGCCGGTAATTACGAATCATGATCAATATGATGGCCAGATCAGCCAGGCGGTCACCAGGGATAAGGCATTATATAAATCTCCCCTGGGCACACCTGTGTTTACGGATCTTACTTTAGGAAGCAAAACTCAGCCTAATAGTTACCAGGATAAAAATACAGGCAAAATAATTACGTTTCAGGCAGTAACATTGATTACGGTCCTGATTTCAGTTTCCATGGATAAGAAGATCATCAAAACGGAAATTCCTGGGAAAGATGGCACACAAAAAGAATATATTGGCACAGATGATTACCAGGTAAGCATTAACGGGGTCCTTACTGGTCCCAACGGTAAATATCCAACAGATGGAGTAACGGCCTTAAAGGCCATTCTGGATGCTCCCATTCCAATCGAGGTAACCAATCACTTTCTTAATAACCTTGATATCTATACGATTGTTATTAAGGATTATAACCTGAACCAGGAAATGGGTGGGTATAGCTCTCAGAAATTTTCAATAACTGCGATAAGTGATACACCAGCTGAATTAAAAGTGAGCGGATTCTAAAAAACTAATATGAAAAAAACAAACCACGCTGAGCAGCTGAATTATTTGCAGATAGAAAATGTTTTGCTCAGGGCCCAGGTGAATGCTTTAACTGACGTTTTCGCTAACCATTACCTGGCATATGGTACCTATTCGAGAGAAAGCTTCGATTCAATATTAATAGACCCACGGAAAAAAGAACATTTGCGTCGATTCCTGGGCTTGAACAGGTACCTGACCGATGAACAGAAAATTGAGGTACTAAAATCAGTACAGCCATGAAATCAAATAAAAATCCTCCAACTAATGGGGTCTCGGAGAAAGGGAATCCTTCTCTTTTTGAAATTTCAATGTTTCTCCTTTCCCTTGCGGCAACTTCGTTTGTGCTGGTGGAGTGCGTGCTTTTAATTCGGAAGTACTGGTGATGTAAGGTAACGCTGCAACTCCAACATTGATAATCGTAGCTATTGCAATTACCCACGTTGCCCATTTTAATTGATTATAATAGCTTTCTGTTTTACCGGCAAGAGTTATGGATGAGTCATTGGCATCTTGCAGAGACTTGTTGGTTATCAAAGAAGATTCATGCGCCTTGATAGAA